CCTCAGGAACATCAGGTACTTCTGGAATCAATGGAACTAATGGTACGTCTGGTACGAGCGGAACAAGCGGTACTTCTGGAATAAATGGAGTAGCAGGAAGTAGTGGTACATCAGGTACATCAGGTACGTCTGGAACTTCAGGAACTTCTGGAGTAAGCGGATTAGATGGTAGCAGTGGAACAAGCGGCACCTCAGGAACAAGCGGTACTTCGGGAACTTCTGGAGTAAGTGGTAGCAGTGGAACTAGTGGTACATCAGGAATAAATGGCGTAGCCGGTAGTAGTGGAACTTCAGGTACTTCTGGTACATCGGGAGCAACAACAATATCAACAATAGCAGATGATGGTATAGTACAGGGTACAGCAGCATTCTTAAACTTTACTGGTAGTGGAGTTAGTGCTAGTGTATCTAATAATACAGCATCAATTTTTATAAGTGGTGGTGGAACTGGAATAGGATTTCCTTATACAGGTTCAGCACAAATAACAGGTTCATTAGGGGTTACTGGTTCTATCAATCAAAGTATTGGTGGATTTAGTGGAAGTTTAATTTCAAATATATACGATACATACACAAATGTACCGGCAGTAACAAATATAATAACTTTAAGTTCAGCTTCTTTAGCAACATTAATAGCAGGTGGAAATACTGACCCTAATACAATGTATGTAGTTAGTGGAAGTAATATAGCAGCAGGTTCTTCTGGAACTTCGGGAACATCTGGAGCTAATGGTACATCTGGAGTTAATGGAACATCTGGAGTTAATGGAACTTCAGGCACAAGCGGCACATCGGGAACATCTGGAGCAAACGGAGCACCTGGTGTAGATGGAACAAGCGGTACATCGGGAACATCTGGAGTAACGGGTGCGGCTGGTACATCAGGTACTTCTGGGACAACACCAGCAGGAGGTGCATCATTCCCTTATACGGGCTCAGCAATCATATCTGGTTCATTAATAATAACTGGTTCAGCATTAGGTAGTGTAGTATCAGCAAGTATATCATCAAATACAGCATCAATTGATTTGAATGCTGGTGATTATGTTACTTGTTTGGTAAGTGGAAATATGTTCTTTAATATATTAAATCCTAAACCTGGTGAAACAGCAAACCTATTATTAACTGTAGGTCAACCTGGTCCAACTCCTCCAACAGCTTCATTCTCATCAAATGTTAAGCAAATAAGTGGAAGTAGATATTTCCCAACATCTGGAAGTGGTAGAATAGATTTATTATCATTCGTATCATTTGATTCAACGAATGTGTATATGGCAAACATTAGAAACTTAGTATAAATTATGGGATTATTTACAGCAATAAATCAACAAACAGCTAATGATTTTGTAAGAAATGGATTAGTGTTTTATGTAGATTCAAACAACGTATCTTCATACCCTGGCTCTGGAACATCTTGTTTTCAGGTTGGTAATTTAGGAACAACATCTAGAACAGGTACTTTACAAAATGGTGTAACATTTTCATCACAAAATGGAGGAACATTTGCTTTGGCATCAGCTAATAGTAGATATATATCATTCTCTGATACTGGATTGCCAGCTGGACAAACTGCTAGAACATTAAGTGTTTGGGTATATAATAATAATACAAATGGTAATTCAATATGGTATGGAACTGCAGCTACAAATCAAGGAATTGGAATGCAACAAATAGGAGCTAATGGAAGTACATTTCGTTTTTACGGATATGCAAATGATTATGATATTACTGTAACTTCAACACAAGGTAATATGTTTAATAGATGGACTAATATGGTTGGAACATTTGATGGAACTAATGCAGGAGTTTATTTAAATGGAGAATTTATGGGAAGTTCAAATAGAAGTGGATGGAACACTGTATTAGGTGGTACATTAAGTTTAGGAGCAACTGTATTTTCTGGTTCACCAGGTAACTTTATAAATGGATTTTTGCCAACAGCACAAATATATAATAGAGTTTTAAGTTTTGCTGAAATAAGACAAAACTATAATTTCTTTAAACCAAGATTTTTAAATTAATTAATATGCAAACACTCTATATAGGAAATACTTTAATTAATGATATATTTTTAGGTTCACAAAGAATGGATGATACTTTACAAAATAGAAATATTTTAATAGAATATTTAGTTGTTGCTGGAGGTGGAGCAGGTGGACAAGGTGATGATGGTGGAAGTGGAACTCAACATGGAGGAGGAGGAGGAGCTGGAGGATTATTATCTGGTAGCGCTATTCTTACACCTTCATTAATTTCATATTCAGCCGGCGTAGGAGGTGGTGGAATATATGGCAGTAGTCCTATTGATGGTGTTGATTCATCTTTAATAGGTGGAATTATTTCAGTAACAACAACTGGTGGTGGTGCCGGTGGTGGTGCTAGTGGCAATGGTAGGAATGGCGGTTCAGGTGGTGGTGGTGGTAGAAATGGTTCTGCTGTTGGTACTGGAGTTGCAGGTCCGCCTAGACAAGGATATGATGGAGGTGGTGGTAGCCAAATTACAAACTTTAGACGAGGTGGGTGTGGTGGAGGAGCCTCTGGTCCTGGTACAAATGTTGGTGGAATATGTAGTGCTGGAGGTGCTGCTAGTTGGCTTGATGGAATAGGTTATGCACAAGGTGGTCGTGGTGCTAATGCAAATGGTGCTAGTGGTGGTGCTAATACTGGTAATGGTGGAAGTGCGCAAGGTAATGGTGGAAGTGGTATAGTTAAAATAAGATATATTGGCACGCCAGTTGCAACTGGTGGTACAATAACTCAAGATGGTGGATACACATATCATACATTTACAGCATCTGGAACTTTCACTTACTAATCAATAAAATTAGGTTTACAATTGTTAAATAATAAAATAAACAAATAATATGAAATTAGAAACTCAAAATTCGTATATCACTAATCCTCAATTCGTAGGTGGAGTAGCAGTAACAGCAATTTCAGGTTCAGAATTTGCATCTGCATCAGCAGAAAATCCTCAATTTGGATTTGTAGCTGGTGGATTATATGTTGGACAACTTGGTAACTTAGTACTTAAAACGTATGACCAATCTGTATTAACATTGGTATCTGCTAGTGGATTTATCCCTGGTATCGTATGTGCAGTATCTGCATCTTCAACAGCTGCATCTATTGTAGCATTTAAGTAAAACAAAACGAATGTTAAATCTAAACTATAACATAAACAAAGCTATAGGCGGTGGTGGTTGTATTGGAGTAACAAAATTTAATTACTCTGCGTCTATTTCTGTTGCCGGCGGTGGTGGTGGTGGTGGAACTGGTAATTTTGGTGCTGGAGGTGGAGGTGGTGCGGCTATGGCTGTATCACAAAGTATTTCAATAATTCCAAACGTAGCTTATCAAATTAATGTTGGAGCTGGTGGAGCTGCTGACTCAAAAGGTCAAGACTCCTATCTAATTGGATTTGATGATAATGATACTATTCCAATTGCATTTTACGCTGGTGGTGGTAACCCTGGTGGCGTACAAGATGGTGGAAATAGTGGAACTGGAAGTATTGTAAGAGCTGGAGCAACAACATCATATCCTGCTTTTACAGGTGGAACAGGTGATTTAATTATTAATTCATTTGGAGCACAAAAAGCCGGCGGTGGTGGAGCAAGTAATGCTGCTAATGGTAGTAATGGTACTATTACTCCTGGTCAAGGTGGTAATGGTGGAAGTGGATTTAGTGCCGGTGGTGGTGGTGGATTTAATGGAGCTGGACCTACTGGAGGTTATGGTAATGGTGGCTCTAATGGAACTGGTACTGGTTATGGAAGCGGTGGTGGTGGTACTACAACTAGAAGTCCTGGCGGATTAACTGCTGGTTCTAATGGAGTAGTTATAATTTCATATACAGGACAACCGAAAGCATTTGTAACAAACGCAACAACTACAACTGTAGATGGTGTAACAACACATACATTTGCATCTGGAAGTGGTACATTTATTTACACATATCCTTATCCATGGCCTGATGTAGTTCCTTATCAGGTTGAAAAATGTCCTCCACTATATCAATAAAAAATTACTACAAATAAAAAACAAATTGTTAAATAACTAAATAATCAATATATGAACGCAAGACAAGTATTAGATAAAATAGTAAAGACTCTTTCATTAAGCAAGGAGGAAGTACTTTTTACTTACGCTAAATTAGCAGATGGTACAATAGTTGAATCACCTACATTTGATGTTGGCGAATCAGTAGAAGTTGTAACCGAAGATGGTAAAACTCCAGCACCAGATGGTGAGCATGAGTTAGCATTGAAAGATTCTGAAGGTAATGAAGTCCTAATCAAAGTGGAAACTAAAGATGGTGTAATTACTGAAAGAGAAAATGTTGAATTACCTGCTTCAGAAGAAGAAAAAGAAGTTGAAGAAATGGAATCAATCGCTGGTGGTGACATGGGTGATGATGAAGAAGTATCAACTGAAGAATCAGCTAACCCAATCCCTGAAGATACTGATATGGCATCTATGGTAACTAAACTTCAATATAGAATTGAAGAATTAGAGAAGAAGATGCAATCTATGATGGAAGTTAAGGAAGAAGGTGGTGATGCAAAAAAGGTTAAGACTGAAGACTTACCTGGTGACCCAACAAAAGTAAACACTGTTGATAAAATGGCAGCTGTTGAACCTGATGAGGAAGAAGAAGAATTACCTAAATTGGATGGTGCACCAATTGATGAAAACGCTCCAAACAAAACTGGAATTAAAATGAATAAGAAGGGTGCTATGGTTAATCCACAAAACTCTTTCTTATCTAAATTATATAAATAAACAAAACAAAATCATTTAAAAATGAGAAAACAACAAAACTTTCAACAACCAAGTGTAACTACAACTTACGCTGGTGAATTCGCAGGGAAGTACATTGCAGCAGCGTTGTTATCAGCAAAAACTTTAGATAACCAATACATCACAATCATGCCGAATGTGAAGTTTAAGAGTGTTATCCAAAAGATTGCAGTTGATAGCATCGTGAACAACGCATCATGTGACTTCACAACTTCTGGAACTGTAGCTCTTACTGAGAGAATCTTAGAACCAAAAGAACTTCAAGTAAACCTTGAATTATGTAAGCAAGAGTTCGTAGATTCTTGGGAAGCTTTACAA